ACATGGAGGCCATTCAGATCGATCCTGGGTCCAGCCCGCCGAGCTACATGACTTGGGAGGGTCAACTCGCCGCCGCCTACCAGCAGGTCGAGCGGCTGGAGGAGCTGCTGTTCATCTGCTCGGAGACCTCGCCCAGCGCGTTCGGCCTCACGAAGTACGGAACGGTCGAGAGCGGCCGGGCGCTGAAACTTCGGCTGATTCGCACTCTGGCCAAGATCAACCGCAAGCGGCTCTACTACGACGCGGCGCTGAAGTCGGCGCTGCTCACCGCCCAGATACTCGATGTGACTCACGGCTCCGGCAGATATGAGCCGGCCGAGCCGACCATCCAGTGGGCGGATGGCCTGCCCGAAGACATGGTCGAGATGGTGGAGATCGAGTCGCAGCGATTGACGGCCGGCAATACCTCGATGGAGTCCTCGGTGCGGCGGCTGGATGGCCCCGATGCAGTCGAGGCCGAAATGGAGCGCATCGCCGAGGAGACCGGGCAGGCAGTGGCGCTCACCGGCGGGGCGGGAGCCGGCCGCGGCAAGCCGGTCGGCCAGGGCGAGGAGCAGCAGGGCGGCGAGGGGGGCGATCAGGCATGAGCCGCGTCTTCCGCAGCCGGGTCTACGGGCGCATGAACAAGCAGGGCCGGCGCCGCCTGGGCCTGCAGGGCCATCGGCGAGAGGATGTCTGGCGCATGATGGCCGAGCAGGAGGCCTCTCTGGCGGCCACCGCCTGGTGGCGCAGCCTCCCCGGCTGGCGGCGGCTCTGGCTGCGTCTCCTAGTGTGGCTCAGAAAGGCCCCCAGGTTTGGCCATGTGGGCCAAGTGCGGGCGGGCCGCAGCCGTTCCCCCTCCCGAGCGGCCACCGCCCCACCCGCCGCCACAGGCGCAGCCACGCAGGGACGGTAGGGGCGCGATGCCCCCGCCGATCGGCCGGCGGCGAATCGAGGAGTTCCGGCGCGCCTTCCAGGGCGAGATCAACTCCCTGGCGGCACTCTATCGGAACAGCGCCGCCGATATGCTCGACGTGCTCGGGGATGCCACCGCGACCCTCTTCGCCCGCCAGCGCGCTATCGCCCATCTCCGTCAGTATCAGACGATGCTGGCCACCCTCCACGACGAGGCGGCCGCCTGGATCGAGACCAACATCCCTCGCGCCTATCACATCGGCCTGGAGTTCGCAGACGAGGGGGCGCGCAACATCCGCAAGGCCGGGGTGAACCTGGGCCGGCGCCAGCGCGAGGTCTTCTCGCAGGTGCATCGGGAGGCGGCCCAGGCGGTGATGGAGGAGATGCTGCGCACCACCGACTTCGCGGTGGCCCAGATCGGCCGGCGGGTCAATGACGTCTTCCGCCGCGTGGGCGTAGAGGAGGTGGCGAAGGGGATCGCCGAGGGGAAGACGCGCATCGATGTGAGCAGGCAAATCAGGGAGAGGCTGCTGGCCGAGGGCCGGCCCTACTTCACCGACAAGCTCGGCCGGAAGTGGGACCTGGACCGCTACTCGGAGATGGTGGCCCGTACGACGACTCGCGAGGCGATGACCAAGGGGACTATCAATCGCCTACGGGAGCATGGGATCGAGCTGGCTCAGGTCTCGGCCCACAATGCGGCCGACTTCTGCGTCTACTACGAGAACGCGGTGGTCAGCATCGGCGATGTTCCCCACCCCGTCTACCCATCGATCAGCTCCATTGGGGGCGGCCCGCCATTCCATCCGCGCTGCGTGCATGTCCTGACACCATTCGTGGAGCGTTTGGCCACCGACCAGGAGAAGAAGGCGGGGATCATCTCGCCTGACGTCCTCAACAGGTCTCCAGCCGAACTGCAGCGGCGCTTCCGCAGGGAGTTCCCGGGCCGAGCGCGGGCGGCCGGCAGGGGAGCGGCAGCGCGTCGAGTGGCTCAGCGGAATCGGCCGGCAGGCATAGCGCAACCGGCGCCGGGGGAAAAGCCGAGGCTGCCTGACGCGCCCTTCGCCAACGCGGCGCAAGCCGAGGGGTGGATGCATGAACACTATCCCGAGGTGGCGGTGGATTTCCGGGGAGTGCATTCAAGTTATCTGACCCGCGTGGTGAGCCAATGGAATGAGATGGCCCATGAATATCCCGCGGTGGCCCGCGGGATCACCTACTTCGGCACCTATGTCGAGAAGCAGAAAATGCCGGAGGCGCTGCGCCAGGCCGCCACCGGCTTCCACGGGGAGTTCGCCCATGCCTGGTATGTGCCGGGGCGCGGCCCCTATGCTGCCGATGAGCGCGTGCTCGCCCTGAACCCCGGATGGTTCGCCTCGCCCGAACGCCTCGAGGAGGCGCTCAAGTCGAGCGTGGCCGCCGGCTTCCATCCGGCCGGGTGCGACACCGTCGAATCCATCATCACCCACGAGTTCGGCCACCATGTGCACTACTGGTACCAGCGGGTCGATGCGAGCGAAGCCTGGGCCGAGGTGGTGGCGCCCAGCGGGTGGGGGCTGACAAAGGACACTTTCAACATGTGGTGGGGCGCCTGGTCTGACACGACTGCCCGCCAGTTGGTGAGCATCTATGGCTCGACCAGGCCCAGCGAGGGATTCGCCGAGGCCTTCGCCGCGCTCCATCATGCGCCGGCCGGCTGGAGCAATGAGTATGCTGACTCGCTGCGAGAGCTGCTTGCCATCACCGGCCCCAATGCGCGAAGATACGCCCGGCCACAGTATCGGTGGCTGGATGAACTGCCTACGGCCGGCAATGCCAGGCGGCGGGCATGGAGCCGTCTCGAGGCGGCCGCCAAGCGTATGGGGGTGAACATCTGATCATGAGCGGCCCAGCTCCACTGTGTCTCTACTGCGCGCGCTTTCGCCGGGGCGAGGTTGGCCCCGCCGGCCCGACGTGCGAGGCCTTTCCCGCGGGCATACCTGATGAGATCTTCCGCATGGTCCACGACCATAGGCGTCCCTACCAGGGAGATCAAGGGAAGCAGTTCCTACTCCAGCCAGGAGTTCAGTTGCCGAGCTATCTGCGCCGGGTGCGTCGGCCTGGCTCCTCCGTCCTCCCCAGGTTCGACATGTCGGAGTGATCGGCATGCTCGCCATGTTGCTGGTTGCCGTCGCCGGAATGAAGCTCCTGGTGGGCCTATGGGCCTTGCTTCGGCTCCGCGGCTACACCGGCGAAGGCTGCCGAACCGGCATTCCAGGCAGGTTAGCGCATCCGGGGCCGAAAACGCCGCGCCACGTTGGCTTGAGCGGGGCGCTTCGAAGCGGGCATGGGGTAGAGGGGCGGGCCGATCGGCCGATTTCCCCTGCTGTGTGAGTCTCTCTGTTGACAGGCCACCGCGCCGTGCTATGATGGTGGCCGAAACCCAATAGTTTCCCGCTGGCGTTGACACGACGAGGCGGGCTTCTCAAAGCCGATGCAACCGCGTGGGCCATGAGAAGCTCGCCTTTTTGCTTGGGACTGGAGGCTGGATCGCGATGCCTGTGCGGGCAGTGAAAGGCGGATTCCGGTGGGGCCGGCACGGCAAGGTCTATCCCACCAGGGAGCAGGCCGAGCGACAGGGCAGGGCCGCATTCGCCGGTGGATATCGCGGTCGGAAGGCAGGTCGCGCCGGCAAAGCGAGTCGGCGATTCAAGGCGGGCCGCCGTCCAGGGAGGTGAAGGCTGATGGCTGATATCAAGATCGACAATGCCACCATCTCCGACGATCCATATCCTCCAGAGAAGCGAACGGCATTGGCCCGCAAGCTCTCCGATGCGGGGGATGCTGTCGCGATCAGGGAGGCCTATCTCTATGTCCCCAACCTCGAGAACTCGAGTGAATGGGGCGGCCCTCATCACGAGTTGAAGGGCAATACCCTGGTGGTCAACCGCCGCGCGGTGCATGCCAGGCTAGGCGAACTCCACGGCGCTCGACATGCGGGCGGCCCTCACTGGCCCCGCGCCGCTATCGTCGCCGGGCTGGCCCATCTCCGCAAGCATTACCGGGGCATGGAAGAGGAGATGCCCGAAGAGTCGGGCGACTAGGAGACCCGCATGCGCATCAACAACCAGCGGATTTCCGACTTGGCCTGGGATGACGAGGCCCGGGTGGAGCTGGAGCAGGCCCTCGGCGGGGCCTCCCGCGAGATGCTTGACGAGGCCTACTGCTATGTCTCCAAGGATGGCTCCCTTCGCGCCGGCCCGCATCACGAGGTGCGAGACGGGATGATGGTGGTCAATCGGGATGCAGTCTATGGCTGCGCTTCCCGCATGCGCGAGAGCGCCGAGCGCGCGACCGAGGGAGCATGGGGCGAGGGCCGGCCCTATGAAGAGACTCATCTGCGCCGCAGCGATCGGGTGAAGGCCCTCCAGCACCTCGGCCGGCACATGAAAGACATGGAGAAGGTGGCGATGTACGCAGGGGAATGACGAGGCCCGACAGGGCCTCTCGTAACTCGCTCGTCCGCCAGCGATATGGTGGGCACTTTCGCCGCGGGGCGTCAACACCGAGGAGACTGAGATGGCAGACACCGACCAGGAGAAGACGGGCGACGGGCAGGGCCAGGAAGGAGCCGGAGACGGCTCCGGCCAGGGTGGCCAGGGCGACGGGAAGGGATCGCAGCCGCCGGCGACACAGGCGAAGGGCGTTACCCTCAAGCTTACTCAGGAACAGGTCGGCCGACTGCTCAAGGATGGCACGCTGGAGATCGAAGACTCGATCTTCACCGGCGCCGTCCAGGAGCGGATCGGCCAACTGACTGCCCGGGCGAGGACGGCAGAGCGGAGGCTGAGTGAGATCGCCGCCGCCCAGGAAGAGACCGAGCGCAAAGCTCTGGAGGAGCAGGAGAAGTACAAGGACCTCTACGAGAAGGAGCGCGTGGCCCGCGAGAAGGAGGCGACGGCCCGCAGGGGCGACGTCATCCGCTCGCAGTTCCTGGTTGCCGCGACCAAGGCCGGAGTCATCGACACCGACGCGGCATTCGTCATCGCGCAATCGCTGCCGGGCTATGCATCGGTGGCGATGGATGATGAAGGCCGGGTTACGGGAGTCGACGATCTGGTCAAGGCGCTGGTCGAGCAGAAGCCCTATCTGGTCTCCACCCAGCCGAATCCGAAGCAGCAGACCGTGGGGTCGGTGAGCAATCCGAATCAGCAGGAGCCACCCGCCCCGAAGACACTCGCCGAGGCCGGCGACCGGCTGGAGCAGGCGCTGAAAACCGGCACCCTCTAGCCGCCTGGCCTCCGGGCGACAAGGAGACTAGAAGATCATGGCTGGTGCGACTCTGACGACACTGGCAGAGCTAATCGTCAAGCTCTATGCAGGCCCCTGGGTGGACGCGCTCCACAAGGAGACGTTCATGCTCGTCCGCCTGGGCGAACGGGGCAATGTGAAGACGGGCCGCGGCAACGGTATCCGCTGGCCTGTGCGATATGCGGGCAACACCTCCGCCAGCTCCTATGGCGAGGGAGATGCAGGCGGGGGCGCGGGCAACCAGGCGGCCAAAGAGGCCTTCCTGGCCTGGAAGAGCAACCGGGTGGAGATCTCGGTCAGCGGCCAGGCCTTTGCGGTGGGCGCAGGCGGCGGCATGGTTGTCGATCCGCTCCGCTTCGAACTGGACAATGGGCTGCTGGACATGCGCTCTAACATCAACACCGAGCTGATGAGCGATGGCACCGGCAACTCGAACAAGGACATCACCGGGCTGCGGGCCGCCATCGCGGACACCGGCACGTATGCCGGCCTCGACCGCTCCACGTACACCTGGTGGAAGGCCTACGTCAACGCCAATGGCGGCACCCCGCGCAACCTCACCGAGGCGCTGATGCGCGACGTCAAGAGCACCATCCTCGAGACGCGCGGCGGCCGCGTGACTGCCATCTACACTGGGTCGGCCCAGTGGTACAAGTACGGCGATCTGCTCCGGGGAGAGCGCCGGCAGCAGGACCCGCGCACCCTGACGGGTGGCTACCAGGCGCTGGACTTCGAGGGCATTCCCCTGATCCTGGTGCCCGGCTATCCCACCGGCCGCATGGACTTCGTCGACGAGAATCTCCTCGAGTACCACATGTTGCCGGTGACGAGCGAGAATGCCGAGATCGCCGGCCTGCGTAATGTCGTGGCAGTGCCGGGCGTGCCTGGTTTTGGCATCCTGGTTCTTGGCGCGACCAAGGACGCTGCCGATTTCTGGGTGATCCACTACTCGCAGCTGGTCTGCCGCAACCCCTATCGGATGGGGTCGCTGCAGGACCTGGCCTAGTCGACTGGCTGACCAATCACCTTAGAGACAGGAGAGGCAACCAATGCCGATTGACGAGGCCACAAAGGCGAAGCTGAATACCCTCACGTGTCCCAACCTCACCGAAGTGGCGCTGGGCACGATCATCCAGGACTTGCAGAATGGGGTTGTGGCCGGCCATGTCGACGAGGTGGGACTCCACATCGGGGCTGGCAACACCATCGAGCTGAAGAACCTGGGTGTGGTCACAGGCCGGATTGCCGACGACGCGGTTACCAAGGCGAAGGTGAACGCGGATGTGGCCGGCGCCGGCCTGGGCCAGAACGCGGATGGCTCTCTCGAGGCGAAGGTCGACGGTTCGACCATCGAGATCGCTGCCGATACCCTCCAGGTAAAGGCGGGTGGTATCGGTGCGGCTCAACTGGCCGCCGATATCGCGCTCACCATTCGCCATCGGGTGACCGCGGCCGAGGTCAATGCCGGCCATACCCTGGTCACCCCGCCGAGCGGCCGCGCTGTTCGCCTCGTGGATGTCGCCCTGATTGCCATCGGCGGCGCTGCCGCTGGCGCAACGACGGTGGACATCCTCGATGGCGCGACCAAGCTGCTGGCGGCGGCCGTGGCCGGGCTCACTCAGTCGGCCCTGCTCCGCGCAGGGGCAGCGAATGCCGCCATCCTCGCCGATGGAGCATCATTCGTGGCGCTCGACGCGGATGATGTCATCACCATCGGGAAGACCGGAGACGACCTCTCGGGTTGCACGCACATTGATGTGATCCTGACCTATGCCCTGGCCTAGTGGGGCGACGGCATGAGGACGGGATAGGCAAGCGAATGCGCGGGGGCCGGCCACCCCCACACCGCCTCTTGGCAGGGCCGGCCCCCGTCAGATAAGGAGATCCCGATGCGCAGAGAGGACATGCCGCAGGAAGACGCGGAACTGACTGCGGCGGCTGCATCTGAGACTGAGGTTCCAGGGGGCGAGGCGACGCCGGTCGCACCGGCCCCAGAAGCCGCGCCGGTTCCAATGGCCGTGGTTACGGCATCCGTTGAGCCGCGAAAGCTCGGGCTGCTTGGCCGAGCAATGGCGCTGCCGGAGCCGAACCGGACCCAGGAGTTGGAGCGGATCACGCAGACAGGGATGGCCATCAGCCTTCGCAGCCTCACCGGCAAAGATCTGCTGGTGCGGTATGGCGAGCACATCCTGGTGGTGCCGCCGACGCCCAAGCCGTTCATCCCCGGCCACGCCATTCACATCCTCTGGTATCACGCGGCGGATGTCGAGGAGGAGAGCTAGGCCGTGGCCCTCGACGCCACCATCGGCGGGGCGGCCAGCAACAGCTACCTGACGCTGGAGGCGGCCGGCGCTTACTTCGGCCAACGCCTCCATGCGAGCGCCTGGACTTCGGCCTCTGAGGCCGATCGGGAGAAGGCGCTGCTCATGGCCTGCCGCCGCATCGAGGCCTGCCGCATCCGGGTGCACCGCCGGCCGTACGGCTACCCCGGAGCGCCAGCGGAGGGACTTCCCTATGATCCGCTGGCCCCGTATCTGCAGACTCAGGCGCTGTCATTCCCGCGCCGGAAAGATCGGGACAGCGCCGGCGCCTGGATCATCCCCCAGGCCGCGAAAGACGCGCAGTGCGAAGAGGCGCTGGCGTTGCTGGCCCGGGGAGCCGAGCAGGAGAAACGGCGCGCGCTGCAGGCGGCGGGTGTGACGAGCTTCTCGGTCGATGGTCTCAGCGAGACCTATGGGGCCGGGGCCGGCCAGCATGCACTTGAGAGCAGCGAAGCCAGGGCATTGCTCGCGCCCTACGTCGACCGGGGCGGCATCATCGCCGCCTCCGACTTGCCGGAAGGCGAGTGGTCTCCGGGGAGCGGGTGATGATCGAGGATAAGCTGGCTCAGGATATCTGGCGCAAGCCGAAGACAGGCGTGGACGAGAACGGGCAGCCCACCTTCGGCGCGGCCACGCAGATGAAGGGCCGGTGGCTTCAGAAAAACCGGCTGATTCGCAATGCCCAGGGAGAGCAGGTCACCTCGGATGTGACGGTGACCCTTGGGCCGGGTGAAACCATAGCGGTCGGGGATCGGCTTTCTCTCGACCAGACAGTCTACGTGGATGTGATCGCCCTCTCGGTCCCGCGGGGGCTGGGGGGTGCGGCCATCCTGAAGTTGGCCTATCTGCAGTCGCAAGGAGTCCCGAGTTAGCATGCCCACCATCGGCCGCCGGGCCTACGGCAAGTATGGAGTCGTCTTCACCGGCATCGCTGAGATGACCCGGCAGCTTGGCCGGGACGGCGAGGTATGGAAGCGCGTCCAAGGCGCGGCGGTCCAGGGCATGATCGAGAACACCGAGGACTTGCTGGGCCGTGCCATGCGGGACGCGCCGGTAGATGAGGGCACGCTGCGGGCCAGTGGCAGCGCGGCAGTCTATGCGAACGGTCAGGCAGTTGCCCGCCGCGGCTTCCGCGAAGTCGCAGACCAGCCTGAGGCCCCCGAGATGGTCGAGCGGAAAGTCGTCGAGGGCGGCCTCGGCGATGCTGTGATAGGAGAGGTCGGATTCAACACCCCCTATGCGCTCGTGCAGCATGAGCGCCTGGACTTCAATCACCCCAAAGGCGGCAAGGCCAAGTACCTCGAGGATAACCTCAAGGAGCAGGCAGACCGCTATCAGGAGAACCTGGCGGACCATCTGCGAGGGGCGCTGGCATGAGCCTGCTGATCGACCAGCTTGCTGCCTACCTGGATGGACAGGGCGAGGGAACCGTGGCCGTTGATATCTTCAAGCGCCACCGGCCTTCCTCCCCTCTCGCCTGTGTGAGCATACATGGCACGGGCGGTTACCCGCCAGATCGCTACACTCAGCGGGAGCATCCGACCGTCATGCTCTTCGCCCGGGCTGGCACACCAGACGGCGCGGAGCGGAAGGCATATAGCCTCTACAGCAAGTTGCATGGCAAGCAGAATGTCGATCTTGGCGGCGGCCTGTGGGCGCTGACCATCGAGGCGCTCAACAGTCCGGCCTATGTGGGAACCGAGCAGGCGGGGAATGCGACCGCGCACCTCGCTTCATTCAACATCGCTCTCGATCTGAGGACCCCATCCTTATAGGCGAGGGCAAGAGGAGAAAGGGACGTGGCTACTACGATCACGGATGTGAAGCCTTCCTATGGGAAGGCCGCTGATGCGATCACCGTGCTCGGCACGGGATTCATTGACACGCCGACCTTGACCGAAATCCTGGTGCGCAAGCACGGCACCACACCCTGGACAGTGGTGGACCCAACGCGGGTCGCCTATGTCTCGGCGACGGAGTTGACCTTGACGCTGCATGCCACCGAGTTTCCCTCCGGCGGCATGTACGATATCGGGGTGGCCGATGACGGCGAGACTACGCCGGATGGCTACCTGGCCTCGGCGTTGTTCTTCTATGTGGCCGGGGTGGCCGATCCCGATGCGGTGATCAAGGGCGCGCCCGAGGCGATCTATGTCGAAGGCCGCTACATGGGGCACTCGCATGGCGGCCTGGACCTCGAGCATGAGGTGGAGACCTCGGACATCGAGACTGACCAGTCGCTGGTGCCGGTGCGGACGGTGAAGGTCGGCGAGACCTTCTCGCTGGCCGTGCCGCTGGCGGAAGTCAGCCTCGAGAACCTCAAAGATGTCTGGGGCATCTCGGCCACCATCGAGGACCTGGGCAGCGGCCGGCGCCGCCTCACTTTCGGCGGCGACACGGCCATCACCGAGAAGCCGGTGATGGTGATCCTGCCGGCCGGCAGCGGGAAGAAATGGGCGGTGACCTTCTACCGCTGCGCCATCGTGGCCCCCGGGGCGCTCTCCTGGAACCGCGACGACCAGGTCGACCTGCCGCTGCAGGTGACGATCCTGGCCGACACCAGTCGGGCGGTCGGCGATCAGGTTGGACGAGTCGAGGAATACGCCGCCTAGCGCGGCCAGACAATCCAGGTGGGATCGGCCGGCCTCTGCCTAGCAAGCCGGCCAGTCCTACCGGGGCAGGAGAGTGCAATGGGAGAAGGTGTTCAGCCGACCCCGGCTCAGGTGGTCTTGCCGCAGGAGCGCCGGTTCATGGTGGGCGAGAAGGAGATCGTCGTTCGCCCGCTGGTGATCGGCGATTACGAGCGGGTGGCCGCCGACCTGGGCACCATCGTCAAGCAGATCATCAACGAGCACCCCGAGATCGAGCTGACCAGGCTTGACCAGCATCTGGAGGTGCTCCTCCCCATCATTACCAAGTGGCTGGGGCGAATCCTTGAGCGGCTCCTCGGCATCGAGGAGGCCTATGTCAAGGAGCATCTCGATCTGGCCCAGGCATTGGGCATCGTCGTGGCCATGATGGAGATCAACCAGCTACCGGTGATCTCGGGTTTAGTCGTGCGCGCCCTCCAGATCGCGAGAACGAGGACACCCTAGCCTTCGGCTGGGCGGGCGCGTTCGATCTGCTGCAACATGAGTACGGCTGGACGCATGAGTATGTGCTTTGGCACGTGACTCCCGCGCAGGCGCTCGTGTGGGTGGAATGCATCCGCAGGCGCCGGGCACTCCATCGAGCCGATCAACTCGACCTGCGCTATCTGGCCGGGGCCGCCGCGCAGGGGGGCCGCAAAGCCTGGCGAGCGCTGCGATCGGCCGTGCGCAGGCTGCGACGAGAGGCCGGAGTCGAGCGCCCGATGGACCCCGAAGAGCTGATCCGCTCCCTGGGCTTGACTGACCGGAGAGGGCAATGACTGTCGGCGCAATCGTAGCCCAGCTGCGTCTCGACATGACCAACTTCCGCGAGGGGCTGGTCAAGGCCAACTCGCTGCTGGAGCAGTACAGCGCGCAGGCCTCCCGCGCCGCCACCGTGCTGGCCGGGTTCGCCGCGGCCGCCGGTGCCGGCCTGGGGGTGGCCATCAAGTGGTCCGCCGAGTTCGAGCAGCAGATGCGCAACGTCAACTCCATCCTGCATGAGACCGAGCCGAACCTGAGGGCCATTGGAGACGCGGTGCTGGAGATGGCGGGGAAGACCGGGCAGGCGCCGGCCACTCTGGCGCGCGGTCTTTACGACATCGCCTCCAGCGGCTTCGAGGGCGCGGACGGGCTGAAGGTGCTTGAGGCGGCGGCGAGGGCGGCCACCGCCGGCCTCAGCGACACCGCCACCGCCTCCCGCGCCATCACCGCGGTGCTCAACGCCTACGGCATGAGCGCTTCCGAGGCGGAGCATGTCTCCGATGTGATGTTCAAGACGGTCGAGCGCGGCGTGCTTACCTTCGGCGATCTCGCCCAGAACCTGGGCGACGTGGTGGCGATGGCGGCCACCGCGAAGGTCCCCATCGAGGAGGTCGGAGCGGCCATCGCCGCCATGACGAAGGCCGGCATTCAACCGGCCGAGGCCTTCACTTCGCTGAACATGGTGATCCGATCTCTGATCAATCCCACCGAGGAGGCCAAGGCGGCGGCGGCCGACATGGGCATTCAGTGGAACGCCATGACCCTCGCCAGCCAAGGTCTGGTGGGCATCTTCACCGATCTCGGCGCGGTGCTGAAGACCTCGGTGAAGGACGTGGATGCACTGACTGCGGCCGGGGCCAGCGAGGCCGAAGTCATGCAGGCGGTGGCCCAGAACGCAGGCATGACCACCGAGAAGCTCACCGCGCTCTTCCCCGAGGTGCGGGGCCTGCGCGGTGCGCTGGTGCTGGCCGCCCAGGGCGGGCAGACTTTCAGCCAGGAACTTCGCTTCATGGCAGAGGCCACAGGCGCGACTGCGAAGGCCTTCGCGGAACAGAGCAAAGCTTTTGCCGAGCAATGGAAGAAGACCTGGGCAACCATCCAGGCGGCAGGGATCAAGGCCGGGGCCGTGGTCCTCCCCATTCTCACTAAGTTCACTAACGCGCTGCGGCTGCTTATGCAGATGCTGGAGCAACTGAATAAGTGGGTCCCTCCTTTGCGCGCCTTCGCAGTTACGGCCGTTGCCCTTGGCGCGGCGCTGACTGGCCTGACTGCTGCGTTCATACTCTACAACAGCCAGATCAAAGGCGCGATCCCGCTGATGTTGCAGATGCTATCTGCAATGCGCCAGATGCTTGGCGGACTTGCGACGACCCAGGTGCATATCGCGGCAGCGGTCCCCACATTCGGGAAACTCACTGCGGCCGCGAAAGGCCTGTGGGCTTCGCTTAGAGCGCCGGCATTTGGAGCGACCGCGCTCGGATGGGCCGCCCTGATCGGCGGCATCTACGCGCTCACCACCGCGGTCATTCGCGCTACCGATGAGAGCGATCAGCTCAATGATCAGCTTATGGACCTGTATCGGCGCGCGGAGAACGTCGGGACCGCCCTGTCCGTGCTTGAAGATCTCCGGCCCAGCCAGTTTGAGATGATCGGCTCTGCGCTGGGAGAAGTCTTCGGCATGGAGGCCACCGAGCGAGTCAAGATGTGGCGGCGGGAGGTGGCAATGGCCACGCATGCCGTCGAAGCCGGGGAACGCCGCAGCAGGGGCGCTGCCGAGGCAACCGAGGAAGCGCGACAGCGCCTGGACCAGATGCGCAAGACTGCGCTTCAGAATCGGCTCGACGAGATCGAGAAGGAGCGCCAGGCGCGCATCAGGGCCGGGGTGGACGAGCGGCTCGCCAATGAACTCGCTGAACAGGAACGGGTCGCCGCCCGAGAGCAGGCCGACGCGGAGATTCTCAAGCTGGAGGCCCAACTGCTGGAGGCCGAGGGGAAGACCCACGAGGCGCGGGTCAAGGCGATCCAGGCCGAGGCCGAGGAGTGGCGGCAGCAGAATGAGCAGAAGCTCGGCAAGGAGAGGGCGGCGGAAGCCGCCGAGCGCATCAAGCGGGCGAAGCTGATCCAATTGGCGCGGCAGGAAGCCGAGGAGCGCGCCCAGGCCTTCGAGGAGGCGGCCAAGGAGATCGTCTCCAACTGGCTGGAGGCCGCAGACTCAATGCGCCAGGCGGATCGGCTCTCCACCTCCGAGTATCTGAGCCAGCTTACCAAGGTCCTCGATCTGATCCACCAGATCGATGCCGCTCGCGCGGCGGCCGGCCAGACCCGAATCTTCGCCCAGGACGAGGTGCGCATCGCCCAGACCATCCTCGCCGAGCGCAAGCGCATGCAGACGGAGCTTGAGGCGGGCGAGAAGCGGCTGGCCGATGCCCGGAAGGAATGGGCGCGGGAGGAGTTGGCCGAGCGCCAGCGGCTCCATGCTTACGAGCTTTCTCTGATCGATCTGACCTTCCAGCATCGCCGGGATCTGGCCCGTCTCACGGGCGAGGAAGACGAGCAGACAATGGCGCGCATCGCGGCCGATGAGTTGGCCGCGCTGCAGCAGCGGCGGGCCGAGGAGCAACTCAGCGCGCAGGAGCGGCTGGACTCCCTGGAGCGCGAACGCCAGCTCATCCTGGAGATGGCGCAGGCCGGCGAAATGCCGGAGCCGGCCGCCAGGGACGCGCTGCAGTCCACCTTCGAGGCGATGCGGCAGGCGAAGGAGGAACTCGCCGCCCAAGATCGGGCCGCCTTCGAGGAGCAGCGCAAACAGCAGCAGGAGATGCTTCGGCAAATCGAGGGCGAGCAGAAGACGCTGCGCGATCAGATCAACGAGACCGGCGGCCGGATCGTCCAGGTGGCGCAGAACGTCTTCGACGTGCTGGAGAACCGCCTCAAGGGGCTGGCCAATATCCGACTCGAGCCGGCGGTGGCGGGCGGTCCCCCTGGCGCGGGCCAGGGTGCAAGGGTGTTCAACTTCTACCTGGGCCAGCGCCAGCTAGGGGGCACGGCCGAAATCGGGAAGATCGCCGATCAGCTCGCAGAGCTGCTGGAGCGGGAGGTCACCTATGCGAGGCAGTAGCGGCCAGGGAATTCAGAGCTGCTTCGGCCGCGACAATGTGTCGGTCGGCAGTCCGCCAAAGCTCCTGCATCATCTGCTTGTGAAGGTCGGCCGATTCATGACCCCATTCGGTGTCGAAACTCTTGGCCCAATCGCCAGCAGCGAGTTCATAGCATCCGATTGCCAGGTCTATCTTCTCTCTGCTGGGTGGCGCAAGGTCCCGAGATTGGAGACGCATGAAGCGGTCCACAGCGATCCGGGCATCGCCGATCCTTCGGGTGTATTCGGAATATGTGATGCCCGAGCGCACGAGGGATTGCACATCCTGGACTGCATTCAGAGCGGCGCGGGCGTCCTCGGCATACTTCGCCTCCGCCGTCGTCCCCATCGCTGTTTGCGGTCTGGGCACGACAGCGCCGACCGCGCCTCGGCCGGAGTCAGCCTGTTCCTGCGGCTTTCCGCCACAGCCAGTAACCGCAAACAAGGCAAGGATGATTGCAGGCCAACAGATGCTGCGCATCGGTTTTCCCCTTTGCCCGGTCTATTCCATGAATCCATCCGGGAGCCACAATGTCCAGCACCTGCTATCTGAGCGAACTGGACGGCAGCCAGAAGACCTACCTGGACGAGGACCCGGCCATCTACCAGGATGTGCCGCCCGAGCGCCGGGCCAGCAGCCATGCCACCGCCGACGGCCGGGTCTGGCAGGACTTCGGCGCGCCCGATGTGGACCGGCAGATCAAGCTGCGCACCGACTGGATGAGTCAGGCCACCCTCGATAGCTTCGCCGACAAGTTCGCGCAGGTGGGCCATGCCTGGCGTTGGGTGGATAACCGGGGGCATGAGTATCACGTATTCTTCCGATCGCTGACTTCCGAGTACATCCGGGGCCAGGGGGCCTATCGAGTGGAGATGATCTTCGACGTGCTGCAGGTGGTGGCATGAGCAATCAAGAGCAGTGGGAGGCCCTGTTCCGCACCTGGTTTGGCCGACTGATCATCGATCCCGACTGGCAGATGACAGCCCTGGCCGATGAGCACATCGACGCGTCGGCCAACTACTCGGTGATCCGGCCCCACCGCCAGGTAGTGTTCCGGTTCCGGCCCCAGCATCAGGCATCGAGCCTGATCGCCTGCCATGAGGTCTGCCATCTGTTCCTGAGCCAGATGCAGCACGCGGGCGATGCCATCGCTGATCAGTTGCCGGCCCCCGCGCAGGCCCTGGCCCGCAAGTGGATGGAAGACGCGATGGAGCATGCGGCCGACGATCTCGCCCGCGCCTTCATGCGGGCCTATGGAGAGCACGATGGCTAAACAGGTCAGCCGATACGAGAGCAATGGCAGCACCCCGGCCCAGGCCAACTATGACGAGGGCTCAGTGCATGATGGCGAAAGCACCACTCCCCGCCGGGCCTGGTGGAAGAACACCTCCACCGAGAGCGAGACGCTGGTGGGATGCAAGTTCCAGATCGAAGCGGTCGGCGGGAACGACGGTGATGACTACCTCCAGATCGCGCCCGATGTTCCAGTCGACGCCCCTGGGCAGCCAAGCTCTGCTCTCACCACAGGGATCGCCCTGGAGATCGGCTACTACGAGCATGCCATCACCTTCGTGACGGCCAATGGCGAGACTC